CCCGTGGCTCGAAAGAGCACACGCCGATCTACCCATGCCACTAGTCGTGGCCGGGGTAGTTACGGAGGAAAGGTTGAGCCTGCTGTGCATACCCGCCGTCGGAGTAATCCGACATTCCAAGAAAGGAACTCTCTCAGGTGTCTTCCAAGGTCCCACGCATTAAGGAAAGTGATATTAAAATCACTAAACCGGCCACGCACCACTACCTTGATGGTAGTGTTGTGAATGCCAGTAATGTGTTGAGCCTTGGTAAGACGACATCCAAATTATGGGTGTCAGAAGGGCATCCCGTAAACCGGAAAACCGGTAAGCGGGATAGCGGGGGACCATTTCATGTGTCCCATACCGGGGTATTTGTAAACCCCGGTTCTGTCCATAATGTCCTTGGCGGAAACTCCCTGACTACATTGTATTCAGGGCCCGTTTGGGGACCTATGGTCAAAGCCGCTCCCATTGGGGAACACTACGAAGGTACTGTCCGTGCTATGAATGAAAAATCCATGGCTGCGGATGGTACTACCGCAATTTCCCAATGTGCGCCAAATAATCCGACCGCTGGTCTCGCTTCTGGCTTGGCTGAAACTGCAAGGGAGGGCATTCCTACCCTCCCCGGCATTCAGTCTTGGCGGAAGCGAACTGAAGCCCTAAAAGCATTGGGCTCAGAGTACCTTAATTACCAGTTCGGGTGGAATCCACTTCAGGATGAAGTTCATTCTGTTGTGAACGCCGCCCGACATCATCGTGACATAATGCAAAATTATCGTCATAATGAAGGTAAGAACGTACACCGTCGGTTTGATTTTACTCCTGAGATCACTACCTGGCAGGAAGAGGTGGAAGCCCCTCCGCAGTTCGCACCCCTGAATACTACGTATTTGGGGAATGCGGCTATACCAGGTAACAAGGTGCTGGTCTCCTGTAAAAAGGAGCGGAAGCGCTGGTTCGAGGGCTGTTTTACCTATGGCGGTCCGTCTGGAACTGACAGCTTCAGACGGGCGCTAGGTTTCGGCTCAGAAGCCGATGCAGTCTACGGACTCACGCTTACGCCAGATGTTCTCTGGAACCTCACACCTTGGAGTTGGGCCGTCGATTGGTTTACGAACACTGGTGACTTGATTCACAATGTCACTAACTTCGCGCTCGCCGGTCTTGTGATGCGGTACGGGTACATGATGGAAGAAACCATTAGTACCTACTCCACGGAATACCACGACACATATTGGAACACCCTCAGTTCGAAGGTGCCCAAGAAAGTCGGGGTATCTCGTGAAGGAAACTGCTCTCGTGGTGAAATTACTATCCACAAGAGTCGTTTCCCCGCAAGCCCTTTCGGGTTTGGTGTTGGCTGGGACGGTTTGTCACCGACTCAGCTCGCCATAACTGCAGCAATCGGTATCACCCGCTTGTTGTAGTAGTTGTTAATACTACGCAAACAGGTGGACCAATCCACCAATCCATTAAAGGAGTGTGCCTGATGGCACTGACCGATCCACAGAAATTCAAAGAAGTCGCCGGTACGGAAGTGACAGCTCCCCGAGTTTCATCGGGGGACTTCAAGTCCGTATACGAGACTTCTGACGGCCTCAACAAACTGACGTTGTCAACTACAACGTCAAATTCGTCGAGGAAACGTCATCTTCTGCGTATCGACGTTGAAAAGATCGCTACCAACCCATTCGAAGAAGCCAGGAAAGAACCTATCTCTGCGAGTGTTTATCTCGTCATTGATCGGCCTTTCACTGGCTACACCGTGGCGGAAATGAAGAAACTGGTGGAAGGCCTTGTTGGCCTTGCATCGGCAACGACATATTCCGTCGTAGAAAAGTTGCTTGGTGGAGAGAGTTAATTTTCTCTACACCTCGCATCCAATACGTGAATCTTTACGTAATTGGTTTCTACATGGGTGTTCTACCATTAATGTTCTTGTTGAACTTATGGTGGAATCCCTAGCTAAAACTAGGAGGTAACGAATGCGTGGTGATTATGATTATAATCACGCGTCATCCGGGCACCAGCACGCCGTGACGGTTGTTCTTATCGTCATTGCGTTTATGGCGCTCGGAGGTCTTTTCATAGGCCTGAATATTCTAGATAGGCTTTAGGTCTATCAGCCTGGTGGGAACCAGGTAGAATATTCTCCCTTCAGTGCGGCAGGCTCAGGATAACCACCTCTATCAGGAGGGGCTATGAAAAGCCTGTCAACACTCTGGAACACGCTAGCTGAAGAACTAGCTGGCAGATGTAGCACTAGCACCACCAGAGACATTAATACCGTCTCTGAGCGGACCGAACACGAGGGTATATCGTTTTTGACGATTACCCTTCCAACCTTTGGGAAAGACTTTCAGTATTGTCTTGACCAAGGGTTCGTTGTTCCCAGAACCTTCACTTCATTTCGAAGTGTCGGTTCGTGTCTCCCCTCATTTCTGAGAGGTTTCACGGAACAGGTGTTCGATCCTGTATCTGGTGTCCTATTAGACGATCCCTCTATAGAAGCAATCTATGCTGTAAGACAATTGACTTTGATCTTCAGCAAGATACTTCTACCTTGTACTCCCGAAAGGGAGGCCAAGGCAATGAGGGACTATGTCCAATGTGATAAGGAGGTCGGAGATATTGAATCATGCATGCCTCATTCTGATGTTTCTGAATTTGGCCGTATGGCTCAATTGCTGTTTGGTGACCTTTTCTCATGTCTAGATCGAAAGATCTGGAATGAAGAAATTGTTCCCAAACACGGTCCAGGCGCTGTTGCTGAGCGACTTACCAGCAATGGTAAGTACTCTTCACAGTACTGGACTGCCCGTCTTGAGAAGGTCTTCCATGTGGGAGACTTTCTTTATCCAAATGCTCGGTTTGTATCCGAGTATGAGGAGGACGGGGTCCGATTCCTAGAACCCGGAGAAGAGTTACCCAGTAGGGTAATCTCTGTTCCTAAGACGCAGAAGACACCTCGTATCATTGCTATCGAGCCCTCTACTGTACAGTATGTTCAGCAGGGGATACTCGAGGCTCTGACCGAGAAGATTCATTCAAGTTACTTGAATGAATTGATTGGAACTCTAGACCAGACTCCTAACCAAGAGCTGGCTAGAGAGGGTTCTCTGAGAAGAGACCTTGCCACACTCGATTTGAGTGAGGCTTCCGATCGTGTGTCATCTAAGCTCGTTTGGGAGCTAATGCGGAATCATCCTCTTTCACAAGAGGCTGTTTTTGCATGTCGTTCCCAGCGGGCCTCTGTACCTGGTCAAGGGGTTATACCCTTGAACAAGTTCGCGTCTATGGGTTCTGCTCTTTGCTTTCCTTTTGAGGCGATGGTCTTCCTGACCATTATCCTTTTAGGGATTGAGAAAGAGCTAGGACACCAGTTTACCT